GAACTTTCTGAGTCCTTTATGACTGGTCTTAAGAGTCTTTTTGAAGAACATTATGTATCAATCCCTGAAGAAAAATATGATGTACTACAGAGTATGGTAGAAAAACTAGATGATATGGAGTCCAAACTCAATGAGCAAATTGAAAGGAATGTAACTCTGAATAAGAGACTCGCTGAGTCTTCTTCAGATGTAATTCTTGCCGACGTTTCTGAAGGTCTAGCGGCCACTCAGAAAGAGAAGCTCGCTTCACTTGCCGAAAGTGTAGAGTTTGAAAGTGAAACAGAATATCGTGAAAAGTTGGAGACGTTAAAGGAATCTTATTTCCCTACAACTAAGTCAGCTCCAGCAAATGCTAAGACCGAGACACTATCAGAGGGAGTTGCCCCTGCACCAGAATCTTATTCTAACTCAATGGCATCATACCTAAGCGCACTGTCTTCGACTAGCAAAAACTGATTTTAATATTAATCAAACGTAAAATTACACTTTATAGGTAAAAAAGCAATGTTTCAATCTGAAGCACTGCAGGAAAAGTGGGCACCACTTCTCGACCATGAAGGATCATCAAAAATCCAAGACAATCATCGTCGTGCGGTAACCGCAGTCCTGTTAGAAAACCAAGAAAAGTTCCTTAGAGAACAACAAGCATTTGAAAGCGGCACTACAATGCTGACTGAGCAACCAACTGTTAACACCAATTCTGGTGCTAATGCAGGTTTTGGTGGTTCAGCATCAACACCAGTTGCTGGTTTCGACCCCGTTCTAATCTCTTTGATTAGACGTTCAATGCCAAACTTGATCGCATATGATCTTGCTGGCGTACAACCAATGAGTGGTCCTACTGGACTCATCTTCGCAATGCGTTCACGTTATAAGACTATGACAGGAACGGAGACCTTCTACAATGAAGTGGATTCCGCTTTCTCTGGTCAGGACGCAAACTTCGACCTAACACAGGGCTGGACTTCAGCTGCTGTTGGTATGGGTACTACAGCACAGAGTGGTGCAAACCCTGCTGTATTGAACCCAACTGCTACTGCTACTGAGACTGCATACGATGTAGGTCAAGGTATGCGTACAGATAATGCTGAAAAACTAGATGGTACAGGCAACACTGCCTTCAACCAGATGGCATTCAGTATTGAGAAAGTAACAGTTACTGCGAAATCTCGTGCGTTAAAGGCTGAGTACTCACTAGAGCTTGCTCAAGACCTTAAGGCAATTCATGGCCTTAACGCTGAAGCAGAACTTGCTAATATCCTTTCTACTGAGATCCTTGCGGAAATCAACAGAGAAGTTATTAGAACTATCTACAAGACTGCTGAACAGGGTGCTATTTCTAACGTTGCAACTGCTGGACAGTTCGACTTAGACATCGACTCAAACGGAAGATGGTCTGTTGAGAAATTCAAGGGACTTCTATTCCAGATAGAAAGAGATGCAAACGCTATTGCACAAAGAACTCGTCGTGGAAAGGGTAACATCATCCTTTGTTCTGCTGACGTTGCTTCTGCACTAACAATGGCTGGTGTACTTGACTACACTCCTGCTCTTAATGCTAACCTTAACGTTGATGATACTGGTAACACATTTGCTGGTACTCTACAAGGTAAGTACAAAGTATACATCGACCCATATGCTGCTAACCTAACTGCTGCTAACGCTACAGGTGGTAATCAGTACTATGTCGCTGGTTATAAGGGTTCTTCACCTTATGATGCTGGTCTGTTCTACTGCCCATACGTTCCACTACAGATGGTTCGTGCAGTTGGAGAGAATAGTTTCCAACCAAAAATCGGGTTTAAGACTCGTTACGGTATGGTTGCTAACCCATTCGCTGAAGGTACTACAGTTGGAGCTGGTGCTCTTACTACTAACGCTAACCGCTACTACAGACGTGTAAGTGTTAAGAACCTAATGTAAGCAAGACGCTTATATTTTCTCACAAAGACTCTCCTTCGGGAGGGTCTTTTTTTTGGCTAAATACTTAAAAACTATCTTAGAAATATGGCTTGGCATATTAAAAAACTTGGTATTCCCCATAACGCTGGACTAGGTGATGTATACTATGCTGGTGGATTACAATGGGATCAATCCTATGCTAACAGAAAAGTATATTCTGCTAAAGCAACTGCTGATGCCAGAATCGTCAATACTGATGGTAGAAATGGTGGATTCGTTGGCGCATCTGTAGTATCAGAATAATATAATGGCAATTGCAAGTAGAAAGCCTCCTGCTGAAAGACCAGGAGTACCAATAGAGAATAGAAATTTTCTATCACCTACAGGGTTTAAATTTGCTCTGAAGAGAAGTCCTGGTACTGCTTTCTTTTGCAACCAAGCAAATATTCCATCATTAGATCTTGGAATAGCAGAGCAACCAACATACTTAAAAAATATTGATGTTCCTGGTGATAAGATCCAGTTTGGAGATCTTAATTTAAGATTTCTTGTTGATGAAGATTTAATGAATTATATGGAGATTCAGAATTGGATTCGTGGATTAGGTTACCCTGAAAAGATATCTGAATTTGCAGATTTAGAAAAGCAATCAGTATTAGGAACAGAAGTAAAGTTCGGTCAATCAGGAGATGACATATATTCTGATGCAACGTTACAGATATTAAGTAATAATTTGGTTCCCCAATTCCAAGTAGTATTCAGTGATTGTTTTCCATATAGTTTATCAACAGTTACCTTTGATGCTACTGATACTGATGTAGAGTACTTTACAGCAGACGTATCTTTCAAGTATACTATATACAGAATCACTGATTTAGAAAATAATAACCTAACATAATATGAGCATTACTCTTGAAACGCTTCAAGAGATGTGGGAAAGAGATTCCAAAATAGATCCTGATAATCTACATACTGAATCATTGAATATACCATCTCTTCATGCAAAATACTTTGAAATATATAATACTATCTTCTTATTGAGAAAGAAGGCAGAACAACAAAGAAAAAATATAAGACATGAGAGGTATGAATACTTCTCAGGTAAGGCAGATCCTGATGTCTATATAGAAAACCCTTTTCCTAAAAAGATAAGGGATAAGGACACAATGACAAAATATTTGGATGCAGATACCAAACTGTCCACTAGCTCGCTAAAAATCGATTATTATGATACAATGTTAGTGTATATCGAAAGCATCTTAAAGGTTATTCAGAATAGAACTTTTCAGATAAAAAATGCTATTGAGTTTATGAGATTTAATTCGGGGTTGGGTTAATGGCAAAACTAAACATAAAAAGTAATACTACAAATCCTTATTTTAAGGAGATAAGAAATATGACTCCTCCTACACAGGGGTTTGTATTTGCTAGACTAGGTGATGATATGGTAGATCATCTGTGGAAGATGATTCGCAGAGCAGAAAATACTAAAGAAGAATATAAGCATCGGTTAGCAGGAAATCTCACCGCAAGTTTTGGACTTGATGATGATAATGATCTTTTTTATAGAGAAGCATGTCTTCCATTAGTGAATGCATTTCGCAATGCTCATGGTGGACAAGACCCAGTTAGGAGTTTTGTGCAGACTGACCCTATGACAACTCCATTACTTCTTACAGAGTTTTGGGTAAACTATCAATATCAAACAGATTTTAACCCCTTCCATTTTCATGGTGGTGTTTATTCATTTGCTATTTGGATGAAGATTCCAACAGAATGGGAAGACCAGTGTAAGTTACCACAGTTCCAAGATATTAAAAAAGATAATAGAAAAGCAGGAACATTTGAGTTCCAATACCTTGATGCTCTTGGTGGTATTAGAAGTATGTCATATCAATTAGGTAGAGAGTTTGAGAATTGTATGTGCTTCTTCCCTGCTCAATTAATGCACTCGGTTCATCCTTTCTATGGAACTGATGAAGCAAGAGTATCTATTGCAGGAAATCTTTGGTATGATACTACTGGATTAGGTATAAAAGGTAATGCATTAGATCCAGAAAGATTAGGTGACAAAGATGAATATCTAGAAAGAATGGAAGCAAATAGAACCGAATATGATGGTCAAGGTAATTATGGATTAGCAAACCAATCACAGAATAAACCAAAACCTAAAAAAGGTAAAAAAGGATTCGGTACATTATAGCTTGACAAGGTGAACTAAATACCCATATAGGAGGTATGGGTTCTTGAGTGATCTAGTTATACAAAAGTCGAATGAGGTTTTTCTGAAGATAGAAGCAGAACCTCATGTTTATTATGAACTTCGTGACCACTTTACTTTTGAGGTAGAGGGTGCAAAGTTCATGCCTCAGTATAGAAATA